CAAATTAACCTATTCATTGAACCTTTGCCTTTTCTCGCTAGTGTTAGTAATATCACGGAATCTAGTGGCGGTAGTGAAATAGAACAAGATGATCCGTATAGAGAACGAATTTATGAAGCTCCTGATTCATTCTCTACAGCAGGGTCAAAGGAATCATATACATTTTGGGCGAAAACGGCAAGCACATTGATTAAAGATATTAAAGTATCAAGTCCATCAGCAGGGGTGGTCGAGATTAGACCACTGATAGACGGAGGTTCAACGCCTGAAATTATGCAACAAATACTCGATGTGGTAAATGATAAAAAAGTAAGACCATTAACTGATCAAGTCTTGGTGGTTGATCCTGAGCCTAAGTTATTTAATATTGATATTGAATACTGGATTGATGAAGAAAACTTAATATATGCCAACGACATACAGGCGAAAGTAACCGATGCAATCAATGAATATATCACATGGCAGGGGGACGAAATAGGAAGGGATATAATCCCCAGTGAACTATCAAGATTGGTCATGATGGCAGGGGCTAGGAGGGTGACAATAAATTCACCAATTTACGAGGTTTTGAGTGACGTTCAACTTGCCACGCTAGGAACTAAGATCGTAAAGTATGGGGGTGGTGAACCTTGAAGATAAACCAAGTTTCATTATTGGACTTGCTTCCTGAAAACTTACGTTCGGACGAAAAAATAATCGCATCTGCAAAGGCAATTGATGAACAGTTGAACAAAATTAACAACACCACACCGCAATTATTAATTTATAAGAACATAAACCTACAAAGCGAACGTGTCATTGATGAGTTAGCAAAGGAGGAAAGTGTTGATTTTTACGACACAAGTTATTCAAGGGACACAAAAATCAATTTAATAAAAAATGCTGGGGCTTGGAATCGTAGAAAGGGGACGGCTTCAGTCGTTGAGGAAGTAGTCAAGGAAGTTTTCAGTTCTGCCAAGGTTATAGAGTGGTACGAATATGGGGGGGCTTCCTTTTAATTTCAAGATTTCCACAACGGAGCTTGTGACAGATGGTGATAAATTAACAGAATTAACAAAAGTGGTAAACAGTGTTAAGAATGTCAGAAGTGTTTTAGAATCATTCGAGTTGCAAAAAGAGGGACTATTGACCGTTTACTTAGGGATTGTGACTAGGAAAAGAGTTAGAAAAACGTTTTATGCAGTGGGGGCGATATAATGGCGACAACGGTATTGACCGAACGAGGTCATGACTTACAAACTAAGGTTCAAAATGGAACCACATTAGAGTTCACTAGAATGGCAATCGGTGATGGTGAAACGGCTGTTGATATAAGCACTTTAACGAGTCTTATAAACGAAACTTTTTCATTACCTATAACGAACAAAATAATGAATGGTGATAATGTAACTCTTGAAACAATTATACGAAATGACACGAACCCCGTCGGCTCTTATATTAGAGAGGTAGGAGTTTTTGCTAAGGACCCCGTTCTTGGCGAAATCCTTTATTCCATTTCAAACGCAGGGGCTAAAGCTGATTATTTGCCACCATCTACCGGAGCCGAAGTATATGAATCAATCATTGGTGTGGTCATGGTTGTTGGCAGGGACGCCGTTATATCCGTTACGATTGATAGTTCTGTTTCTTATACTAAGGATGAAGCTGCCACAAAAATAACACAAGCTGAAACAAATGCTAAAACTTACGCAGATACTAAAGCAACACAAGCTGAAACAAATGCAAAAACTTACGCAGATACTAAAGCAACAACAGCTGAAACAAATGCTAAATTATATGCTGATACTGTGGCGAATACGGCTGAAACGAATTCTAATTTGCGTACTGATGGGATAGCTTCAGGTATTCAAGTTGAAATAGACAATTTAAAAACCACTACAGATACCTATAATATTTCCACATTAAACAAAGATGCAGAAGGTATTTTTACAACAATAGAATACAGCCGATCAGATGGGAAGTTATATATGCGCTCTGTATCATCGGGTGGTACATCTCCTCAATATGCTACCGAAACGCAGACATTCTATGGTGCAGACGGAACAACCGTAACTAAAACTATAGTGTGGACATTAACCTATGATGTGGATGGCGATTTAATCAGTAGGGTGGTGACATAATGATAGAAGAAATTTTAAGAGCTAAAGGTATTATAGGGAAGAAGTTAAAAATAAACGGTACTACCAAAGCAGAATATCCTATAAAAAGTGGGGAGACTTTAACCACAGGTGATTTAGTAAATATTTTAAATGTAGCTAATGATGTATTTACTATTGAAGCTAGTCAACCGTTTGGAGACCTTGGGGATCTTACTTTCAAAGCTCTTGCATTAAGTAAAGAAAAAATATTACTTTATTATCGGAAGGGTGCGACAACTAATCTTACAGCAAAAATAGTAGTTTTGAAAAATGGCAAAATAACGATAGGAAGTGAATATGTTCTAAGGACAAATTGTGGGTCATCCTTTGACGCAGGTATTGTATCTGATAATGTTGTCATATTTACCTATCGAGACACTAGTAACTTGATTCAAGCCTATCTATTAAACATAGAAGATACAACAATAACATTGGGTTCAGGGTTCAATGTATTTCCTAATTCATCTAACTATGTTTCTATCCTTGTTTTAAATCCAAGTGTGGCTATCGTTTATTTTCAAAATACATCAAATGAATTTAACTATGCTTATAATGTGAGCATACGGGGAGGATCTCTAGCGTTACACGATGTAGCTAATCCAGTAACGGTTTCGCAGTATTCAAATAGATCAGTAGAAACGACAATGTTAACGCAGGTAACGGGGTTTATTGTTTTTCAAAATCAATCTACTGGATCTCTAGGGTATATCGCCCTTTTTGAATTAGACAGGGATGGTGTAAGGACACTATCAGGAATAGCCTATTCTTTTACTACTATTGCTGTATCTGAATATAATCTAACTAGATTAAATGATACCCAAGTCTTACTCACTTATATTACGCAAAATGAAGCCAGAGCAAGGGTTGTAACTAAAAGCGGTAATGTTCCAAGTTTAGGAACTGAAATTGTGCTTTCCACAATATCAGGCAGACAAAGAGTAATCAAGTTAAGTGATACTAGATTAATGGTTATGCATAGTGATAATGATGGTAATGGTATTTACACAACTAAATTGTCCATCTTAAATATCAGTGGAACAACAATAACAATTGAAAGCACAGAAGTGATTGATAATAATTATCTAAGTTGGTTTCAATTTGTTGAAGTAGACGAGGATAAATTGTTTTTCTATATGGAAGGTGATGATTACTCTGTCGGTTATACAAAACGTTTAAAGGGAGAAAAGGAAGTTGAGAAAAGCACCTCTTATGAAACCGATGGATTAGTTTATGGTGTAAATGGGAATATAGCAAAAATATATAAATGGGGGGTAATATAAGATGAATTTTTTAGTGAGACAAAGTGATCATGTAGTTGTCATAATGAGTGAGGCCATTGACGTAGTAAGTGAAGGACATAGTGTAGATGGTGCTATATATCCATCTATTTTAGGGCTTGATTTATTTGAAGTTGCTTCTGTACCTGCCGAAGTAAAACCGCAACAATATTGTTACACTGTAGCACAAGGGTTTTATGTAAATGTAAATTATGTACAACCAGAAACTGAATTACTAGTACAGCTACAAGACCAAATTGACACACTTTCATTAGAAATTTTACAATTGAAAGGACTGGCTTAAATGTGGAGTACTATATTGAAACGGTTATATAGTAAAGGGCAGATAAACAATGTAGTAATTGGTAAATGTGTAAATGTAAATATGATAACAGCAAGTGAATATGAAACGATAACAGGTGAACCATACACAGTATAGGTTCTTTTTTTATGCTTAAAACGGAGTCTCTTATGAGGCTCTTTTTATTTTATATTGGGAGGTGTGGGAATGGAAGAAATAAAGAGCCAATTACAACGATTAACGACTGAACAGACCGAAATTAAGAGGCGTATTGATAAGTTAGAAGATAACGATGCTAGGCACGAAAAAGATATTAAACAGTTGTACGTAAATCAGGAGGGGACAAAGGTATATGTAACACAGATACTCCAAAAAATCGATGCTCTGGAAACGAAACTTTTCAACGCTTTAACAAGTGCTGGAACCAATACCCAAAAAGAAAGACAAAATTGGATGGATCTTATTAAATACGTCATTGGAATAACAATAGGTGCAATTGTTATGTATGTATTTTCTACAGGAGGAGGGATTAAATAAATGATTAAACAAGACTTTATTCCAGTAAGCAATAAAAACAGACCTCAGAACCCAATGGATCCGCAAGGTTTATTATGGCATACCACAAATAACTGGAACAAAACAGCCAATGCAGAAATGCACTCCAAATATTTGAAAAGCGGTCAAAGTGGCGATACAGGTTGGCATGTAACCGTTGATGCAGACCAAGCTATACAGCACATCCCATTTAACGAAAATGGCTGGCACGCAGGGGATGGGTCACAAGGACATTACAACCGTAACTGGATTGGACAGGAGATATGTACAAACCTAGTAACTTCAAGTCAAAAACTAGATGATGCAACCTATCAAAATGCTGTAAAAACTGCTGCTGAGATTGTTAAACAGTTTAGTTTTAGTAGAGATCAGGTTCAACCTCATAACGTGGTGAAAGGGAAAAACTGTAGTTGGGACAAACATTTTGATAGGGATCAGTTTAGGGATGATGTATTTAAGTTGGTTGAAACTGAGATCCTCTCAACTCCTACAACCACAGTAAAAAGAAGGAATGCTATAAATGCACCTAAAGTTATAGTGGATGGTATATTGAATTTTCCATATTTCCACATTGAGTTGAATTCAAAAAAATTTTTTTGGGGGGGACCCGTTGGCAAATTTAACATTAAGCTGTTATTCATGTTTTTTTTCCCACTTAACATATTCAAAAAACACACCAACTGAAAATAATGACATAAGTATAGAACAAAATAACGTTGCGAGTAAGGGAATTGTTCTAGTAACCCCCAAGGTAACAAAGACAGATGCAGCCATTGCTCCTACAAGCATAAAACTAATATAGCCAACTGTATATTTGTTTAACATTATCACTCGCCTCCTCACTTCTTCTTCTGAATTGATTAATGAAACCTTTGTAATACCATAATATTCGCTATCGATTACTATTGTGTCTAATTTATTTCTATTTTTAAATAAATCTATAAGATTGATAGGGTCATCACTATGTACGAATCTTTTCTCACCCAAAGGAAAATTATAAATATTATTATTTCTTCCCTTCTCATCATCAATATATTCATGCATTTTTGTTTCATTCCTAAAATCGTGTGTATTACTATGCATTCTCATCACCATCCCAAACTTTTTCGGAATATGCGCTAATTGTTTCACAAAAGAATTTATAGACGCCATTCAATTGGGTTTTTTCTTTTGGGGTTTCTGTATATACGTCTAAATCTATTAAGGGCATACTTTTTTCTATTTTCTTAATTGTTACGTTACCAATAGTATCCAATTCCCCTGATCCAGTATATTGGTAGTCTGTTCTGAAGTTCAAATTAGTTTCATTATTAATTTTCAAAGTAAATCCTACTTTTGCTTCAGATGGCATATCTTGGTTTTGATCAGTAATCAAAGAAATTACACTTGGTTTGAAGAATCTATCGAAGACAGGTTTGGAAGGATTTGAAAACTCCCCTTCGTCAACATATCTCGCCCTGACACCGATTCTTTTGGTTACGTTTACCTCAAGTGCAGTCAAAATAAATGGGATCATCTCACTGGAAATTGTTTTCAAATTACTTACATCATTAACCTTATCAAGGTTTAATATAACTTTATTCAATTGTATAATGCAATTCATTCTGTCTTTAGAATTCATAAGAATCAACGCACCATTGTTGTCGATTTGGTTTTGAGGGAACTTCTTTGAGAATTTTTTTACAATTGAATTTTTAGTCCTACCATCTTCAAATAAAAAAGATGACTCAAATAGTACTTCGGTAAATGCGCTTAGTAATCTCATATACAACATCCTTTAATATATAATATAAACTAATATTATCACATATTCATTTGATTTGGGATATATTTCATATGATTCAATAGAATTAAATAGAATTAAATAGGAATGTACCGATCCCTTCCACACTAAAGTCTAATCTAGTCAGAAATATTTCTCTCTACTAAGTAAGGTAATTTCAAATCCATTTTTGCCACTTTTTACGTCGCATGTGTTGCTCCCCCCACCAGCTACTAAGCCAGTGGGGGAATAAAATTACTTCACCTTAGAATTGTAATCCAATACTGCCTTTTCAATAGTCGCTTTAATCTCATCACCTGTAAACCCAACGCCTAATTCTTTAAGCCTAGAACTAACATAAGCATAAGCTGCTTCTAATTTTTGAGGACCACCAGATTCCATAAATACTTTCTCAGCATAAGAAAAAGCTTCCTCAGATATTTTCTGTAGAAGCTCTCTTTGTTCTTTGTTTGTTTTTGACTGCACCCAAGTTAAAACTTTATTCCTTAACTCAATTAATGCGGCCACCACCAAAGTTGATATTAAAGATAATAGAGCGATTAACATTGTTTCAATATACGGTTGTATAAGTTCATTCATTTTAATTTCCACCTTTCGAGGTATCCACCTCAACTGTTAATTTAATTTGATTTATTTCATTTAAAGTGCTTTCTAATTTCGTGAAAGTTCTGAAGCTTCAGCTATTTTTTTCTGAAGTAATCCCAAACCATCTACTTTAATATCTGCTCTTAAATCTCTCATTTACTTCACCCTCAATTTGCCTTGTAACCTTGTAATAATAACCGCTAACTGTTCACGTGTAACTGGTTCAGATGGTCTGAAAGTACCATCTGAAAAACCTACAATTAACCCTTGTTCTGCCACTTGTTCAATTGCTGAAGCACTCCATCTATCGTCTGGAACATCTTTAAATCTACTCACACCATCAACCTCCGTTTCTTCCAATGGTTTTAAATAGTCCTTAACTATACTCTGACCGTATGTTTTAGATGGCGCCCATTTACCACTCAACTGTTCCACTGTTTTTGCCTTTCCTGTAATAGAAGTAAAATGTCGTGGATCTGGTGTGTTTGATTTTGGGTATCCTTCAGCTCCTGCATAAAGTGCTAAGTGATCACAATGAGCTGTAATGCCTTGTTCCCATGATTCAAACCTTTGATGTGCTTCAGCAATTGAACAAGTGGCAGAACAAGGGTTAATTGTAGGTTTTTCAGATGGTACTTTCAGACCATCTGAA